ACCAACGCAGTTCGCACGGCGGTACGTTGCGCGGCCGTCAGATCGCCTATCGTCATCTCCGACAGATCAATGTCACGCGGGATCAGTACAGTATCCGGATCGGTATTGGTGATCGTGCCAGTGCAATGCACCAGCGCAAACGGCAGTGTATATCCGGTCCGCGCAACATTGAGCGGCGGATAGTGAACCTCAATCGTAGGGGCGATGCGAAATTCCATCGCGCTGGTAGTCCAACCACCAGCACCATCGCTGATGATGGCGGTCATGCCCCAGCGACCATTTTTTACGGCTATCGCCATAGTGTTTAAAAAGGCGCTACGTGAATGATTTGTAGAAGTAGATTCATTAATACTTCTTACGCATTAGGAGCAGTTATAGTAGCAGAACTAATAGATACTGGTTGCCCTGATACAATACTTGTAGTAGTTAAATTTAAATCTGATCCTGAAGTACCCACATTACCGTCTAGTACAAATGTTGCTGTAGAATCTACCATTCTAAACCAAGTAGCAGTACCTGTTGCATTAGCGCTAGAATCTTGTGTAATAGCACTAAATGTAAAAACTCCCCCTGATGCAGAAGCTCCAGCAGGATCGGAACAAGTAAGTTCAGCTAGTAATGTGGTAGCAGTACCTCCCGTAGCAGGACGAGTGCCATCATATATACGAATTAAAGCTGCTCCTGAGCCTGCATTTAATGCAGTATTTATATCGTCAAGCCTCCCATTACGAATGGCAGCGGGAAACGCTAGTGCCATTTATATTCTCCGATACTCATTGATGGCGTTTTGCATAGTGTTAAGAGCTTGCTTTTTAGCCTTTATTATACTATCTGCTTTTCCCTCAATAGTAGTTAAAACAGGATTATCTTTTCTTTCATATGAATAAATAATTACTTTATATGAATTATCTTCCTTAATCTGAATTTCAGGGTAAGCAGTATGGGTATTTTTATTAGGAAGAGGATGTTTTGGTTTTATTTTATTAGATAGATGATTACGAAACTTATTAAATAATCTTAACATATTTATAATCCTAGTGTGCAACAAATAAGAAGTGAATAACTATCGCCTACTGCTCCGCCTACGGTTGAAAGTAGTACATCTCCTTCTGTAGCAGTTGCGGGAGTACCCGAAGGGTTTTTACCTCCGTATGGACGATAGTCCATATATCCTGCTCCTTGAATATTTTCAATTACCTCATCTGTAGAAAAATCCCAAGATAGCTTGACTGTATCTAGTCCCGGACTAACAGACCATGTTATTTCATCTATTCTAATTTTACCTGGAATATTAACCCTATCTGGTCCAACTAATCCTGAACGATCTATAATAATCACATTAGTTTCATCTGCTGTAACCCATGTATGGGTTACATTAATCACAAGTTTATTATTACCACTAATTAAAGTTTTTACTGTTGCCATTTATATTTCCTTAAAAGGGACTCCCGTGGTGCGCTTCCTCGGAGAGGCGTCGGGAGTCGTTTCTTTAATTAGCGTTCTAGTGCATAACGAACGTAGTCAAAATAGGTATTGTTTGCTCCTGCTCCGTTGCCGTTAAGGGCTGCGAAGAAAGGGGCTAGTGCAACGCCAGTAGGAATAGTAGTAGAAGCACTTGACCAAGTAAGAGCTAATTTACCATCTACATAACCACGTAGTCCTGCTCCATTATACTCAATAGCTAATACATGCCATGTATTTACCGTCATAATACGAGTAGTTTGAGTTTGAACAGTAGTTCCTGAATTAGCTTTGTCGGATAACATCTGAGGATATGCGCTTCCATCAAGTAGTCCAAAAGCTACTAAATCAGTTGCAGTAGTTGTCCATAGATCTTCTGGATTAGTAGTAGCAGTTAATGAGGATAATCCAAATTGAATTGCATTATCAGTTACATCATCTGTACGTACCCTACATTCCATGAAAAATCTTTTATCAGAAGTCAATTGAATTGCTTTTGGCCCATATATAGCTACGCCTTCTGAGGCCGTAGCGTCGCTAAGTAAAAGTACTCCAGTTGCTCCTACAGCAGCAGTAGTATCTGTTACCGCAGTAGCTCCTGCATCAATTACCGCACCTGCCCAGCCATCCGGTACGTTAGTTGCTACAGAACTTACGAAATCATCAAAAAAGACACACCATTCAGCGGAAGGAATCATCCCCATCTTTGAACGATATGAATATGCTGCTTGTCCACTAATAGGGGAATGTACAATAGATTCTACAATTCCCGCACCATTTACTGCCATATTAATTCTCCAACAATTAAGTTAAAAGATAGGGGAGAGGTTTCCTCTCCCCTATTACTACTAGGCTCCAGGAGAGCCGAAAATACCACGAGGATCTGTCCATCCAAAACTATAACGAGCTACAGCTTTGTACTTAAGATTATCTGTATCAAAATCATTGTCTTCACTAAAAGAATCTGCTTTACGTTCAAAGTACTTCATTCCATCTTGAACATTAGTAAGTAAGAACCAAGCATCAGAATCAGTTAAATAATGATTTACAGTTACATTAGGAATCCACCCACCCAGCTTAAGCGCATTAATATCATTGTTATCTGAACTAACGCGTAAAGGTGATTTTAGGATACGATCTGCTTCAAAGATTAGAGCAGAAGGAATAACTAATTTAGTAGGCATTACAGAGATCTTTAAACCACGATCATTAGTAAATGACATTAAATCAATTACAGCCTGCTCTAGTGCAGCTTCACTTAAATCAGCAGCAGTAGTAAGCTCATTAGCATATGTTCCACCAGCTACATTAGGATGGTCTGTAGCACAAAGCTCTTTAGCATCTCCTCCTGTATATGATGAGTTAAATGCACGATTATACACATTAGCCCCTACGATTTCCTTGGTCTGTCTTAAAGACATAGCAAGAGCACGAGAACGTTTCTGTGCTACAATCATATACTGGTCATCATCAATCATTTCCTGAGTGATAATGAATCCTAAACCATACTTAACATGGTTATAACGAGTTACAAAGCCTTGCTGCATTGAGTCATAACTAACTGCCTCACCTTCATTGAGAACATTAGCAAGACCTAATCCAGAAGTACCTACATCTTCTTCGAAAGCTTTAGTTGAACCATAAGTACCAAAGAGCTGTTTATACTCTTCTGGGAACTCCTTATAGGCTTCTCCGTACCACTTATTAATTCCGGGCCAGAGGCTTTTACCAAAAGAACTACGATTAATTGCCATATATTATTTCCTCTAATTATAGCCCAACAGCGCCATAAGCAAATGCGCTTTCATTAATACGAACTAGCCACTTAGCACTTGTGCCGATTTCATTATCAACACGAGGCGCAAGTCCTAGAACAAGTAGTTGTGCAGAAGCTGCTGATGCATCTTTCGCAATAACATCACTTGAATCTAGTAAATGACCAGAACGACCTGTAGTAGTAGAGCCTGTTCCAGCTACCATATCGCCATTAGATCCAACGTTTGTAGCAACCATTGCTCCACCAACGCCGTCTTCCTGGATTTCATAAATAGTATCAGGTCCAACACATACACTAATATAACCAGCAGTTGATGCTGGTAGATAACCTGGATGTTCGGTAGCTGCTACAGCACGATCTACATCAATGCCTGTACATACTCCGAGAATAAGGCCACCAGCAGCAGCAGGCGTAACGTTACCATCATCCTCCAAAGTAATAAAATCTCCCTTAAATATAGCAGTAGCATTTGAGGAATCTACGTAATATCTACGTACACTATTTCCCCATGCATTTCCACTAATAGTTGAAACGGGAGTTGCCCCATTAGGGCGACTAACATTTGCCATAATAATTTCCTAGTTAGTTAAACAATAATGGGGCTGAATTTGTTACTTATCCCTATTAAGAGACACTTCACCATAAGTACCATCAGCACCATTAGATTTCTTTATAAGTTGAGCTTCGGTACGGTTGATCTCAGCCGCCTTGGCTTTTTGATCTTCTTCGTAAAATTCACGAGGAATCCTCATAAGAATTCCTTGAATACCCCCACCAACAGAGATACGAGTACCGCTTCCTAAAGTTATATTATTGTCAGTTACGTTAGGTTCCCCTACTTCGTGATTTTTCTCTACAACCTCATAGCCTGCGGCTTTGAGTTGAGTAATTCTATTATCTATATCATTGACAATACGATATACATAATTAGGATCTTTATCTACGATAGTGAGTCTACTCTTACGTTGTTCGTGTAGCGGTACCCTCTTTGGGCGAGTATCTTCTGCATGTTTACGTGTGTATGCCATTTTTATCCTTCCAGTAGTTCGCCGCCTTGGGCGAGATAGTCTTTAAAAAATTCTTCTTGAGTTAAAATCCCATAAGGATTAGATTCTGATTTTACCAAAAGTCTATAATTACGTTTAGCTTCTTCTGGTAATTGTCTTGGAGAAGGTACTTTAGTCTTTCCTCCAGTAGTATTAGAAACTGATTTATTTACAGTGGTTACAGCAGAGGCCTTTGCTTTATTTGGATTCATAAATTTATTTGGAAAAGCTTCTTTAGTAAGTTTTGTTACTTCATTAAATATCTTTTCTGGAGGCCAATCAGGATGTTCGTTTCTTAGTCCTATGCCCATACCTGTAGCAAAAGTTCTTAATTGATTATCTCTTTCATACCAAGGATTAGATTCTACCCAAGTATCAAAAGGATTAGTATCCTGTGTCGCAGGAACATCGTTGTTAGATTCTTTTACTTGTTCAATCTTTTCTTGAATCTGAACTACTTCTTCTATATTACCATCCTTTGCTGCTGCTGCTAAATTCTTTTTTAATTCTGTTATTGCCTCTTCCTTAGCTCTGTCATAAACCTTTTTATAATTCTCCCGGAGAGCTTCATTTACCTGCTCAATCTTTTTTACCTTACGATTTGCCTTATGGATAGCTTCAAATAGAGGGGCACGAGAAAGAAATTCTTTTGCATCTACCCATTCATCAGGATCTCCTGAATATTGCTCTCTTGGTACCCATCCCTTTTCAAGAGCTTTTTCTTCATAAGGAGATGTTTTATTTTCTCCAGTTTCTTCGTTACTTTTATTTGATCCAGTATCTTCATTAAATTCTTTATTTTCATCTTCTAATGACATTATTCCCTCACTATTGCAGTTATATCTTCATCATTTAATAATAGGTAATTATCTAACATATTACCATCTAATCCAGGAATTCTCATTCCTACGTGTTTTTGATACAGTACTTTATCTCCTACTTTACACCAAGGTGCTTTAGATTCTCTCCAACATTCTGTACCTAGTGCTATTACTGTACCTTTTACTTGGGCTTGTTGTTCAAGCTTTTTATTAGTAGTGGTAACTATAATTCCACCTTTTGATACTTCTTCTACTTTATCTGGTTCAACTAGAACCCTATACCCCACTGGTATTACTTGCATCTTCTAATACTCCTATAGTATCTTCATATTCTACTGCAATAATTCTATCAATCATATCTGCTCTATCTATTAAACGAAGATATGTTTCTCCTGTATTACTTGTATCAAAACTTCTACAGCCACCAGTTGCTACTATATTTCTTGCACTCATAGCTTCATCCTGAAGAAACTGAAAGAAATATTTAGTTACAGGTAATTGCAGCCATTCTCTAAATTCTTCTTCATTTATCTTTACTCTTTGCATTTTCTTCCTTTGCCTTTATCTTATCAGATTCTTGTTTTTGAGCTACAGTCATAGAATGAGTAACTAATTGTATATGATCTTTTCTTAAATCATTCTTATGTTTATTAGCTATTTCTTGAGCTTTTAACTCTAATTCTTTTTCTCTTAATTGTAGTTCTGCACCCTTTAGGGTAAGTTCTCCTGCTCCTAATTGCCCTTCTTGCTGAAGTTCCTGTGCTTTTAACGCTATTTCAGGATCAGGTTGAGGAGCATTAGGTTGTAGTAAATCTTGCGCATTATCTATTTCAAATGCATCTATAAATCTAAGTTTAAGCGCTTCAATATTCCATCCTAATACAGGAAGAGTATGCATTAATCCTGCTATTTTATCTCGTTTTTGGGCATGAGTAACAGCGTTAGGATCAGCAGTAGGACAAATAATAATACCAACATCTTCATAATCCCGCTCAATAATAGCTGGATTAAAATCAGGAATTTCTTTAAACCCGAGAATAGTAGCATATGAGTCTACATCAAAATAAACTTTGTTTAGACGCCCGAGAGCTTTAAGTTCTTTTTCTAATGCTCTTCTTACTCTTTTGTAAATAGCAGTAAATACTTTCATGCCATTTTCTACTACTGCTTGTGTAGTAGTAGCTTTTTGATTTTGTCCTGGATTTTCTCCCACCATAATATCTACGGTAGAAGTAAGCTTCTGCCCAGAATCAATTAACATTCCCAGCAATTGAAATAATACTAAAGAAGGATCTCTAACTGGAAGGGGAACAATACCTTGTTTTAAATCCATACCAGTAGCATTTACTGGTTTCCATTCTCCTGGTTTAAAAGATAATGAGCCTCCTTTTGATCTAAAGGCTTTTGATATAAAACCAGATTGGAGGTTAGATAAAGTTCCTGCGTCAATTAGTTGATTTATTAATGTATTTACAGATTCATTTAAGGGACCAACTAAGGTACCAAACCCCATTCCATAAATACCTCCGTCTACACTAGGAATAAAATCAAACTTCTTAAAGTATTGTAATGGAACGATTTTAAGAATTTTATTATCTTTCTTAAATACATCTTCTTTGGTATATCTTGCAACTATTCTTAATACTTGTTTAGTACTATAATCTATAGTAATTATATAGGGTTCTGCATACCCATCCTTATCAAAATCCCAATAAGTATGCTGCTCCAGTACTAAACGAGGAGTATAATAATCAATAGTTTCGGGTTCTTTTAGCCCTTGAATTTTATCAGAAGTATCTGTAACTGTATTTAAAGGAAGTTGTGCAGGGATAGATAAATCAAGATTTTTAAATAATCCATTAGCTACAAACTCATATATA